ATTATTTTGAAATGTCCATCGAACTCAATTCTGCATTCTTAACGTCAATCAACCTGAAATCCATAGCGGATTCAATAATGGCATCATTAGAGGAACATCTTAGGATAAACACAATGGCATCATTAATCAAATTCTTAAGTGTTTTGCCAAAGTCTTTCAAAAAGTTGAGATTTTTCGAGCCTGAAGGATATTCAGATAGGATTTCACATTTGAAAGCTATTTTAAGTAGAGTTTCCAACAAGACCATGGCTTTCGAGGGGGTTGGTTTAATAGATTCTGCACCAGATGTGGATTTCATAGAGTTAATGCCCGATGGTTCCATATTGTTAACTGATTTCTCTAGGACTAAAGATCCAGTAATATTGGTGGCAAAGAAAAGGATTTTAAAACAGACTAGCTCTTACTTCGATGATAAGGGGTTTAAAACAAGTTACAATGTGGAAGATTATGCTGTTTACGGTACACATACATTTCCAGAATACAATGATCTTATACCTCACGAAAAGTTGTCGAGTTTCAATGATGTTGACAATCTGGTTGATAATTATGGAGAGTATATAGATGACTGGGGTGAAAAGATTGATGAAATGATAATAAATAACTCAAACGATATAATAGAGTCTAGAGTACAATCCACATGTTCAGAAATGCCCACTTTAGATGAAGCAGATACCAATGATTATTCAACTATGAAATCGATTTTTGATAAGATAGTGGATGAAGATATCAAAAATAGAATGATAAGCACTCTTGACGAATCAACCAGAGACTATTTTGTTATCTTCCCTATAGCAACTGAGATTGGGGGTTCTGAAGACTTTGAAAATGCTGTTTACAATTCCACTCCAGGTGATAAATTTGATGTTGGTGAGTTTACTCTAACAAGAATGAAATATAATTTCAAAATAGACACTCTATACACACACGAAGCTGAATTCTCTTTAGCTCATGAAAATAGATCAGTAAAGAATTTAGAAACAGTTTACAAAATGTATGACTCATGGATAAGCTCATTGAAAGTAGAATATGAAATAGAAGCTCCTTATTATTCAAGAATGCTAACTGTTATAGATAACTGTAGATCAAACATAGATGTAGAGACAACAATCAACTCAGACATTTCTTCACTGGTAAACAGTATTCTAAAGAAAAAATATTCGCATGTTATTAACTTTTACTATGAGGTGGCAAAAGCGTTTGTAGCTAGCAAAATGAAATCAAGGAAGGGAACTTATGCTATATCTAAATTAGGAGCTTATTCAGCTTACATAGCGATAAAGACCACTGGATCGTTCCACCCTATGACATCTGCTGAGGCTATAATAATCTATACAAAATCCTATGATGACTTGGGCTCCAGATCGAAGATGGCTTATGATGATGTTACTACTAGCAGATGGTTTACAATTACAGAGAGGTTAGCTGAATGGTGGTTGAAAATGCCCTCGTCTTTCATATCTGTTCTGTCATATCATTTGGAGTTGTCATTGGATGAAGGATCTAAAACTAATACACTTGATGAATTAGGTTCAAGAATAATGTCATACATGATAGTGAATAGGGATACATTTGCTCAAATATCAGACTATACAAGATACTATTATGTCTCTGCTATTGGACTTAGACCAGATGTGAAACCCTTACTTAAGAAGACGTCTTTTTTCAAACCTAAAAGCATAACAGAGCAAATTTACGTTCTAGAACAGATGAAGATGCTGGCTATAATACTAAATATGAGAGCGACTTCGACTATAACTCGTTATTCAAAAAAGGAAGACTTACAGTTTAGAATAGCGATGCCCTCAGACAAATATGCAAACCCATCGTTTACTTATCAGGTTAACAAGTTCTATATGTGTAACTTATACAATAAGTGTAGAGATGACAAGAAGATTTCGGAGGCAATCTGTATGAATGGGATTAAAGATGAAACTGATATGTTTTACAAAACCGAATTGGAGAGGACATTAGGATATAGAAAGTTAGACAACATGAGGGAGTTTTTAGAGGAGCAAACTGATTTCTGTAGAGATTTGCTAAGTAAACCAGATCGTTACTCATTTTCCTTGCCTTATTTGATTTACATTTCTAGGAAACATTCATTTAGTTTTAAGATAACGAATTTAAATGACTTGAACCCTAACTTAGAGGATTTGTTATCGACTAACTCAGCAGCATCAGTTAACAGATCAAATACAAAAAACAAGAAGAGGAAGATTAAATTTCCCTATTCACCAGAGTATTCTTGTGTAAATATCTTGACTGAAATGGTAACTAGATTCGGATTGAACCATAATGCAGGATTGAATTTAACATTATTAGCGTATGAGATATTGAGCAAGTCAGAAACAAGAGAATTCATTCATAGAGTCATTTCCAAGGATCAAAAGGGACACAGAGAGATATCAGTTTTGAACTATGATTTTAGAATAATGGCATTTATCGCTGAGACTATGGGAAGAAATACGAATAACTTAGATGGTAATTTAGTTGAATCTGTAGACAAATGGAAAATCTTTGAAAACCTAGTTATGAAATCAAGAGTTGCATCTAAAGAAGAGTCTGTTGCCTTTTTGAATCATAACATCGATAAGAGTAGATGGGGTCCAAACAATTTGATGAATGCTTTTTATGCCGTGTTTGCTCCGAAAATTGAAAACAGACCTCTTAGAAGATTGGTGAAGAATTCATTTATTGCAGGAACTTTGAAAAAGGCTCAATTACCAGAAAAATTAACAGAATTTGTTTCAACAAGAAGATATGGAGGCAAAAGCAAAGACATAGAGAAATTCACCATAAATTTTGAAGACAATTTAAAAACAGGTGACTATTTGTATCCGACTCCGCAAGGTATGTGCCAAGGTATTTATCATAATGCTTCTTCTGTCTATGCGACTGTCGTCTCAGATCATATTAACTATTTGCTAATGAAATCAGGCACTGTTCGACATGCGAAATCCTTGTGCACTTCGGATGATGAATACAAATCCATTTTGGTTGACTATTCAAATTTATCAGTAGATAGGATAATGAAAATAGAAGACTCAGTTAATTCACTTTGCAACATAGTTAAGAGTAAGCCTAAATCTTGCATAACCCAATTCTCTTCTGAATTAAACTCACTACACCTAAACAGCAACGAAACAGTTGTAGCAAACTTAAAGCAAAGATGTTCCTATACCACATTCGGAAACAGTAGAAGAATCGATGAAGATATATATGAGGCTATTCAAAAGGGTTTGGATCTGATGATGGTTGCTGGTTCTTTGTTCGGTTCTAGATTACTTTCTTATGCAAATTTGACTAATGTTTACGATAAGTGGGCTGTTTGGAAAGATGCTGATTATTCTGTAAAGGATCCTAAAGTTGGAGGATTTCCAGATTTTGATTTGATGACAGGAAGTGTATTCGATTTGAGGGAGTCAATAATTTACAAAAACATAAGTGACACAGCCTACGCTCAAGCCTCATCAAGAGATCTGATAGAAATTTCAAATATAGTTAATTTTACGACAAGGTCTAGGAGAATAATAAACACAATGAAGGACTTAAAGATGCTTAATGAGGGTGTGTATTTCAATATGAAATGTAGAGAGAATACAATATCAAGAATATATTCAACAACAACAATGATGATGAAATCCCTAGCAAAAAAGGTGATGACTATATCTGAGTCTCTTGCATCAGCTATGTTGTACAATAAATCATCGAAAGTAAATGTTAGAGTCGGAGATGCTAAGGCTGAGTTAGTGGACAAAGATTTGGTTAATGACTTTGTGAAGAGCTACCTTAACACTGTTGAGATCGACGGGAGTGTGTATCACAAATCGTTATCAGAGATAGATTATTTTATTGAAAAGGTTAATGAAATAGAAATTAAAGGTAGAGTCAAAAGAGCTTGCTATTTGTATCCAGTGAAATTTGTCGAAGAGGATTACATATTAAATTCAGAAATAAGAGAGATAAGGAAAGAAGTAGAGAGTAGTTTAGACATAAGTAATTTGAAACAAGCTGAGAATATACTATCAACAACTAATGTGGATCTGAGAGGCACAGGTGTCAAAACTTGGGAAGAGATGCTTGATTTCGTAATGAGAATATCTTCAATTAAGACTAACGATAACTTATCTAGAAAGTATTGGATTGCTAAATCGAATTTAAGTATGTCAAATAGAGATAATTTTCTTTCTTTTGTGATATCAGGAAACATAACAGAATCATATGGGTTTTCTTGTAACATAGCAGAATTGTTATCAGCTGGGATGTTTAAAGATGGAAAGAAAGTTAAACCTGAAGACAAGTTGGGAATTAAGATATGCGAGTTGATAGAAAGGTATGACGAAACAGGATGTGTTTTTAAAACAGGTTTATCATCTATAGAGCCTTCTAGAGCTGTATCCTTTAAGGGTGTTGATATTGGAGACAAAACAGTTAAGATAAAGTTTACACAAAGCTCCTCAAAAAACAATGAGATTGTATCAATGATGTTGTTTACACATTCAAATCCTGTATTAACATCAGATTCGTGTTGGAGATTCGGTGAGAACAGAGTTAGAGTATACACTAAAGATTCAGATTGGACTTGCACTTGGTTGGAGGATTATGTTAGAATAGTTAAACACACTTGGTATATGAAATTCGATAATAAAGGTAAAGGGAAAAAGAAAATAAAAGTTGATAACTATGAGCACTTCATTTTGGTCAAAGATACAGGAATATTGACGAGAAACAACAGGGAGCTCAAACCAGACAAGATACCTAGTTCAGATAAAGATGCTAAATACGCTGAGAATGTTAAGATAATAATTGGAAATGTTGAATTTGAAGAAGAGTTATTTTTACTTGATGGTGTGATATGTTCTGTATTCAAAGGCCTTATTGTTCCGTTTTGTAGCTTTATAAGGAAATCTGATGTTGTTAAAGATGAGTTTTTAGACTTGGTTAAGCTTAAGATATCAGATTCAATAATTGAAAGGAATATGGACAACATTCCAGCAGGAAATCTAGGACCGATTAGTAGAAGGATGTTAATTTCACTCAGAGGATTAAAGCTAAATTCAGATTTTGATGATTCAATGACTGTTAAATCAGCTTTCAGTACTTATAAAGAACCAGATACATTAGAGGAAGTGATAGAAGAACAGGATGGTGCAGATAGTAATCTAGTTAAAATGTTTATAGCAGCAGTAGCAAACATGGATGATAATATCGAATACGATGACGAAGATGAAAACTTTATAGATGATCCTGGCGATATGTTAGATGAGACTGAAAAGGAAATGGTTAAGTCTATGAATAGGATTTTTGATCCGAATTCTAAGCAGTATTCGAAATACTTTTTTGATAGTAAGATGAAAGTGGAAAGGCTGAAATTAATAGCTCTGTCTGACTTAACTGGATTTGTAGCAATGTACGAAACAGTTTCTAAAAGGAGCAGAGTAAATGTTGACAGAAGCAAAGTGCCAAAGATAAGAGGTTTGTCCATGGAAAAGCAATCCGAATTGGCTATAGCTTTCTTATTGTGAATCAGGTCGGGCGAGGGTAACGATTCCGGGTTATAA